ATCGTAATATCATCGACTATAGAATCAATTTGGTTCATAGTTTTAATATATATATATATTAAACAACGTAATGAAAATGTCGCAATATGACACAAACTTTTACCCGAAATTTCCGTTTATCGAACCGAGTGAACTCGATCCTTATTACGGAACGGCGTTTAATGACGCCATCGTAACAAAAAAAGAATTTGCGATAGAGAAATTAGATAGAATTGAACCTCTTCCAACCATTCCCGGAGAATATTTACACCATCAGAAATATATTTCGCGGTACATGATGACGTACGACGAATTATTATTATTTCACGAACCAGGTACTGGAAAAACGTGTACGGCTGTAGCAGCGATAGAAGCGTTGCGTTATGCCAAAGATAAAACTATTAAACGAGCGATTATATGCGCAAAAGGCGAAGGTTTGACCAAAAACTTTTTACAAGAACTTATATTTACGTGCACCGATGGTAGATATATTCCCGATAATTACGACGAACTTACCGAATTTCAGAAAACGGCGAAAACAAAAAAAATTACATCTTTATTCTATTCGTTCAAAACATTTGAAACATTCGCCAAAGAATTATCCACGTTATCGAATGTGCAGCTTAAGAAACAGTACGACGATACGATATTCGTTTTGGATGAAGTTCATAACCTAAGAGACCACTCGGATAAATCTCTCGACGAACCGTTCGAAGATATCGAATCGGATAAAAAACAATCGCTTAACGTGGTCGATATTGTATTTAAATCCAAAAGAAATGTAAATATATACGATGAATTTCACAGATTATTTCACGTATTAACTAGACGAAAAATTATACTCATGTCTGGTACGCCTATTAAAGATACCCCGGACGAATTTGCGAGCTTAATGAATTTATTATTACCTTTACATAATCAAATTAACGTTAAATCTTTTGTTAAAACGTATTTTAACTCGAGTCACACTAAATTAATTAATGGTAAAAGACTCGCCGATATAATACGCGGAAGAGTGTCGTATTTAAATTCGCCCACATCTACTGTAATGAAAAAATTTATCGGTAACACAATCGGTAAATTACGTCATTACATTATATACGAAAGTAATATGGATGATTTTCAATCTATAGCATACGCCCGAGCGTATCACGAAGATAAAACGTCAAAAACTATATTTATAAATTCAAGACAGGCGTCGTTATTCGTATATCCGGATGGAAGTTACGGTTCGAATGGTTATAAAAAATATGTACTTAATAAGCGTAATCTCTCGTCGTTACTATATAGTATAACAAATATAAATCAACTACAGAAATATAGTACAAAATATGCGCAGCTCGTGAGTATATTATCGTCTCAAAAAAAATCTAAACATTTCGTATATTGTCAATACGTGGGAGGTAGTGGTGCTGTAATATTATGTAAAATACTAGAAGCGTTCGGATACAAACGCGCATTCGGAACAGAACATACTAAATCTACTAGATACGCGTTATGTTCGAGATACGAATCTAGTACGAAACAAATTCAACAAATAGTAAACAGATTTAACGCCGATGACAATATAGATGGTGAATACATATCCGTTATTGTAGGTAGTAGAGTTTTAAACGAAGGGTATACTCTTAAAAATATTCGTAACGAATTTATTTTAACGGCTCATTGGAATTATTCAGAAATTGCACAAGCTATAGCACGTGGATGGCGGCTCGGATCTCATAACGCGTTGATTGCGCGCGGCGATTCGGATGTGCACGTTAATGTTTATCAATGCGTAAGTATTCCAAACGATAAATATAACGTACCCAGTATAGATTTAGAATTGTACGAAACGGCAGAAAAAAAGGATATCGTAAATAGGTTAATAGAGAGATTAGTAAAAGAAAACGCTTTCGATTGCGCTCTTACGATTAATCGAAATAAAGTATACGGTTACGACGGTCAACGCGAATGCGATTATCAAGCGTGTGAGTATACGTGCGATGGAAAAATCGGATCACCTCTTGACACTAGCACGTATAATCTTTTACAAGATGTAAAATCGGACGTTAAAATTAAACTAACTGCCAGACTTAAAACCGTGTTTGGTAGATACAATGAATACACTCTCGAACAATTAAATGCGGATTTTAAAGGTACGTACACCATAGACTTATTATCAGAAGCAGTATTATCGTTGATAAACGAATCTACTTTATTTTATAATTCACACGGATTTCCATATTTTTTGGGTCTTAAAGACAAATCTGCCTTATTTCTTACGATAGATCCGTATAGTAAAAGCGGTGGATATCTTAACGAATATTATACTAATAACAAGATTTTAGAAGCAGCACCGATGCCTGTATTTAAAAATATAGTATCAGACTTGTACGATTTGTCATTGCCAGATTTAGTGACTCAATTATTCGAATATCCCGCGTTAACGAGATCGTTAATAGTAGAACTTCCATACACGGTACAACGCGTTATTTTAGAAGGATGTTTGCTAGCAAATATAGCGAATAGCGGGTTAAATAAATCGGTCAGAGATGATATATTGGAATTTTATGGCGGATTTTACGGTACGAGAAACGACAAATTAACTATATGGTTACATATGAGCGAGATAGGTGCAAGATGTTACGATAAGAATACTAATTCGTTTGTAGATTGCACAATAGACGATGAACGTTCGACGGCGTTAATAACTTCGCCTATAGGCTGGTATGGATTACATAATCCTTCTTCTGGAGACTTTTGTTTACGTAACGTGGAAGAAAGAAATTTAACTAAAAAGGACGTAGAAGGTATCGATCTCAGAAAGTTAACGGTCGGAAAAAGATGCGTTAATTATGATAAAAATAAATTAATAGATATAACCGCTAAAATGAATTTAGCAACAGAACAGGAATTATTACTCAAAAGTAAGAAAGAATTGTGTTCTGATATGAAAGATTGGTTTCAATCTAATAATTTACTTGAAACCAATTTTGACTGCGGTACGTCTCAAAAAAAACGATTAAAATTTGCCAAGTAAAACTAATCGTGTGAAAATAATACACAAATTTGATTTTGGCAAAACGGTTTATTCAATAATTATTAACGTCGGTTAAAATGGCTACTATTAAATTACAAAGCGCAGAAGGACAAGTTTTCGAAATCTCCGCGATCGCCGCACAGCGGTCGAAGCTTATCGAAAACATGCTTTTAACTTTGGGTTTCGATGAGTCCGATGATCCGATTCATTTTTCGAATATCACATCGGAAATTTTACAAAGGGTCGTCGAATGGTGTAATCAACATGTCGACGACCTTACGCCGATTGATAAATACGTCGTATCTGAATGGGACGCTGAGTTTTGCAACGTGCCGCAAGACATATTATTTGGAATGATGATTGCGGCAGATTTTCTAAATATTAAAGATTTGTACGAGGCCACCATGAAAACGGTGACAGACATGATCAAAGGAAAAACTCCAGAACAGCTTCGGGAGTTATTTAACCTGCCGGACGATCTTTCCCCGGAGGAGAAAGAGCAAATCCGAAAGGAAAATCCGTGGGGTGATGAAACTGTGTAAATGTAAATAGTTGTTCCACAACACATATGTTGTGGAATATTTAGTAAACGGTATACTAGGTTTGTTTAAAAAAATGACATTTAGGTTTCGAAAAAGGTTAACTAATTTAATTAGTACACTTAAAATAATGGATGTTGAAAGTAATAGATATATAGCGTTTGACCAAGAACGCAAATTTAGCAATAATAAAAAAATTATATTGGGATTGTTCGGAGGATTGTCTTTTACCGGTTTAATTGTAACCGCACTCGTATTATATTTTGGACATACGAATACGAGTACGACTTCGGTTACGAGCACAAACGATGATCTGGCGCCTATTACATATCGTTCTGTACCGATAGATATCGTATCGACTACACCCGCGAAGAGAAAAAGTCATACTAGGCGCCGTGGTGGTAGAATATGTAGTGGAAATGTATGTTATACGGTTACACCGGATTCGTCCGGAAATGTCGTAATTACAGGAAATCATTTGGGCGTATAAAAAATGTATTGTGGTAACAATTTTAAAAACAAGCAAGTTGTGAACGGTACACTTGTAATAGGTACGCGATACGAATGTTTCAAGAGCGGCGTGGATAAAGGTTTAAGTTTACCGATCGATCGCGATAACGACGAATATAAACCGATAAACGCCGAAAAAATATATTGCGGAAAATCAGATATTTTACCTAAAGGACACGTGCGTTTCGGAAATTTACCGTCTTGTTTCTCAAAAGGAGTCGGTGTCGGGAAGAAAATTGCCAGACAGCGTGAATTAAAAAATATGAAAATTTTTTCTCCAATAACGAAAAAGACGATGCCTCTAAACCGACAAATGCGGAAAAGTGGGTCTAAAAATAAATCTAGAAGTAGATCTAGGTCTAGAAGTAGGTCTAGAAGCAAATCCAAGACTGGGTCAAGGGCTTCACGCGGATCGCGTCTACGATCCCGAACACGATCGCGTACACAATCTCATGTTGGTTCGTTAGCACCGGGGTGGTTTCTGAAAGAGTGTAATAGCATGCCCGCGATTGATGTTCGTAACCTTGCGAGGATGGAAGAAATTCCAACGCGGGCGCCTACAAGAGGGAATCTGTGTCAAAAGCTTTCTGATCAATACGGATTTGTGTAATCGAATGTGATAAATGTAAATAAGAGTATAATATATATCTTGAAATATGGTTCCTTTAATATGTTGTATAGATGGTAATATCGGAGCCGGTAAAACCACCGTACTCGACGAATTAGAAAAACGCGGATATTACGTTTTTAGAGAAAATATAGATTCGTGGAGTTTCTTGAATAAATTTTATTCCAATCAAAAAAGATGGGCGTTTACGTTTCAAGTCGATGTACTATATTCTCTAAATATTCACCATCGCGAGATGTTGTCTATTTCAAACGAATCGGTAGTTTTTATCGAACGAAGTCCATCATCGGGTTTAATATTTAGTAAAATAAATTACGAGGGTGGACATATGACATTCGACGAATTAAAATTAATAGAGTCGATGTACAAAAATATCGGATGGTCTCCTGATATAACCATGGTATTAAACACTCCCGTATATTTATGTTACGATAGAATGAAACGTAGACAGCGCGATTGTGAAAAAAACATTAGCGTGTCATACTTGGAAGATTTAGACGCCGAGTACGATAAATTAAGAAAATCTAACAAGACTATCGATTATAGTGGATCGATACACGATATCGCCGATAGAATAATCGCAAATATCATTTAATATGTTTTGTTTTGTTCATAACATATGTGTTATGAACAATTAACGATTTTATTCATCATTTTCAATAGGTGGTTCTAGCTCGACTATATTTGTTAAATGTTTACCGATATATTTTTGTATTTGAGGATAGCTAATATTATCTACGTCCAAACCTAGTAATTCTTTTAATTTCGAGTCTAACGTACATTTTCGTTTATTTTCTGCAAATTTTAGATTATTATCGGTAACGTATTGCCAGATTACTTTTGTAACATCGGTTCGACTTTTATGACAACCCTTTTCCCAGTTGGCAAATTCACACATTTCGGGGCTTACATTCATCGGTTTTTCAAACTGAGATGATCCGGGTGGTTTCTCACCCCCGCGATTCGTTGGTTTGGTTTTTTTCTTAAGCGAATTTATGTGGCGAAGAATTTTGTTTTGTAAATTTACAGCAATACTATTGTTACCGTCTACAAGCATCACTATTTTATCTAATGAGTCGTTTACAGATCGTTTCGACATGGTGGCTATTTTATGGAGGAAAGAAAAAATATAATTGATTCGAAACTTAATATTAACATTTGTGTCACATAGCATAAACTTGAATTCTGTCACTCGTTTGTCGAGTAACCAACTTAAAATGTCAACTTTTCTCGAATTTGAGTTGAACGTTTCGACAGATGTTCGTGCAAATGGGCATTTTATATACACACTAGGTATCGGAAAATATAAAGCGTGTCTGAAGAAAGCAATGCTGGATATTTGTCCGAGTGACGAAAAACCCATTAGTTCGTTGGGAAACAAACGATTTGATTGGACAGTACGTTTCAATTCTAAGGGTTATAGAATAATATCAGATGTACCACTGGGTGAAGTTCCGTCTAAAACGACTATTCTCATCGGATCTAAATTTTCACTCACGAGACGTTTTAGTTCGTTTAGTTTATTGGATGATTTTCATTCCGACGAAGGAGCATACCATTATAGCGTCAACATATATGAAACTCCGCAAAAGAATATCGGAATTGTGTTTTCTGGATGGCAAAACGAATCGAATATCGTGGATTTTGCAGGTGGAATCTACTATAGGTCGTGGTTTCCCGATAGAAAATATTATCGGGATGGTTTAGTTGCAAGTGGTATGTTTAACTGGAGACCTCGACTTACTATATACCCAACAGAAACAGTTTCCAGGTTGTCGACTTATAAGTCAACTAAAAAATAAAAAATGACTTATAGTCAACTAGAAAATAAACGTTTAAAATAAAAGAAATAATCAAGATGTTACTCCTTTTCTTAATCGTAATATGGACTCAGGGTGTGTTTGGGTCAGGCTGTTCAGTTCAGCCAACTAATAAGGTGGTTGTCGTTGGTAACGAAGTTTCTTTCACTTGTCAAACCGATGGAGAAAGTACCATCAATTCCTTGAGTCTGGGAAGCGATGGCTCCAAAAAATCTGTTATCTACCAGTCTGCAATATATAAAAGCGACGGTACAATACGAGCTACTGAATATATTGCTAATGGGTATTCTGTGATAAAGTTAAACGCGTCTCAAATTACTGCTCAAATAAAAAAGACCAGTTTCTCACAATGGGGAGTGTATCATTGTGACTGTGTCAATCCTACGTCCAAAGCAACAGCAAAAGTAGCTGTTTTGGCGTCTGAGCCAGAATTTGTTCAAAAAGTGGACGCTTTTGATGGAAAGTCGGTTAGCTTCACGTGTTCCATTTCATTCAATGGGTCAGCCGATGCATCTTTTGATATATCTATCAAAAATTTCTCCGGTTCAGTTCATAAACGACAATCTAATTTATCCCTCTCATTGAATCAAAACAGATACCTGTTGACATACAGCTTCACTGCAGATATAAATTCTGATCAGATCTTCGTCTGTTCTGTGAAACTAATTGACCACAGTTCGTCAGCAAATGTTCTCTACTCTCGGGAAAAGAATGCTACTGTGCAATGGAGAAAGATGACAGAGATCGTTCGAAGTGGATCTACAAACGGATATGACCAAAGTGCATCTTCCACTGGACTGGCGGTGACGTGCGCTATTCTCGCATTAAGTTTGGTATTAATGGTTATCTTTAGCATCGTTATCTACAGAAAACTCAGAATACTACAGAAAGCAATTTCAGACCAAGAGAACGAGAAGAAGCAGCCAATACTAATGAATCAGTTGGATAAGACCTTTGGTCCTACATATGCATCTGTCCGGAAAGAAGAGACAAAGACGCCCTCTTCAGATAATAAATCATTCTATGAACAAGTGGATGTAAATTTAAGCATTCTCTATTCCCAAGAAAACGAGTAGAATATGCATATTATGAGTCTTTTGGAGAGGGATTCTACTCGTCGCCAACCCTTCAACTGGAGGAAGGCATTGAACGACGACGATGTTTAACTAAGACCAAATGTGTCCTTATCAAATGTGATAAGGACATTCGTTGATATATTCTTTTGAAACGCATGCCAATTATATATACGGATTTCTAATTGTTCCCGGTGAAAATACAATAGCCGGCCGTCTTTTACTTTGATAATCATTTATTTTACTTGGGTTGTTTTGAAACGATAAATTATGCATCATTTGATCGAGGGCTTTAATACTCGACACGTTTTGATGACTAGCGCGTGGTAATATATTCCTGGATCGTTTTTGCTGAAGCGTGTGTTGTGTCTTCTCACTCGAAGGTTTACCAATCGGAATGGAACAGGCTCGTGGATCATATGCAGTTTCAATATTAAACGAATATTTATTTGTACGAGCCTGTTCCATTTGTTTATCAACCACCGATTGTTTGAATCTAGATACCGGCCCACCGGTTATAGTATGATGATAATCATACATTTTACTTGGTTTGTTTTGAAATGATAAATTATGCATCATTTGATCGAGGGCTTTAATATTTGGAACATTTTGATGACTAGCGCGTGGTAATGTATACCTGGACCGTTTTTGTTTGCGCGACGGTTTTCTCTGATAATTTACTTGATCGAGGGCTTCAATATTCGATAATTTTCGATGTTTAGCGAGTGGTGACTTAGACCTGGCCTGTTCTTGTTCGCGCGATGGTTTTCTTTTTCTACCGGGAAATTGAGACTGATAATTTATTTGCTCGATATTAAACGAATATTTACTTAAACGAGCCCGTTCGGGTTGTTTAAAGCCCACCGAATTATTGAATTTAAACAACTGTCCTCCGAACGGGCTCGTTTGTCCTTCAAATTCAAAAATTGGGGATTTAACCATCTGTTTAACGCGCGATGATTGAGAATTCGATTGTTGTCTGTAGAACGGGTCAATATTAACGTTGTGATATATCGACATTTTTAAATATAAAGTTATAAATAACGCCTAATCTGTAGTATATTAAACTTCTAGAATAACAGTATATAATTGAGCTAATTTATCAGTATGATTTAGTTCGGAGACGAAGTTAAACGTATTTACTTCATCGAACGTATACGGTGTAATATCGACCAATATGTCCTCCGAACACTCGTCGAGAATATCTCGAAAAAGAAACACTTCCGAATCGTACAATTCTGGATTAGAGTTAATCCATTCGCCGACATGACAAGGTGTGTAAAGATCGCAACAATTTTTGCAAAACATATGAGAACATCCGAGAATGACAGATAGGGGAATTAGTCCATTTTCTTTACATTCGGTTTTAATAAGATTTACTAGGTCGTCAATATCTGTCTGAAAATACACACACGTTTCAATCGCGGCTCTAATTGTACTATAGTCTCTAGGGGTCATATTTTCAGTAGCGGGGTTTTATGTTAATTGTGTCTTGGGAAACCGAAACCAGTATTTTGGTTTCGTTTCCACAAATTCATCGCCATTAAATCAGATCTAGAGTCATTTGTGTCCGATATATATGTAAGACATCCAGTATTTCGGTTACAACGTGTGTTTAACGGTATAGTGTAATGGGCTTTTGATATACCGTTCGGATCGATATAGTCTTCGTACAATATATTTATTGAATTCGGAAACATTCCGGCATATGATATAAATGGACGCGTGGTGTCTGACGAAATGTAATATGTTATATTTCCCGCTCGTATATCGTTATAATTTTTGTAATATCCAGTTTTAACATCGTTTAAACATACCTTACCGCTTAATGTCGGATCGCGCAATCGTAATTTTTGTCCGGAATGAGCCGCTGATATAAGTCTAGGATCGGAAATTAAATATGACTCGTCTAATTGATTTAAGATTTCCATTTGTTTTGACAAGAGAATATTACGTCAAAACAAATAATAAATCTATACCAAATGTGGCTTTATATAACATCTATATAACCGCAAAATATCGTTCGTTTTACACATTACGACGTGTTACTTCTAATAAAAAATGAGATATACTTGTCAATCGCTATTACTATTAACCGATAAGATTTCAAAGGAATCGGGGTTGCGCAGGTCTACCAGAATTAAAAAACAAATTTTGGATCGTGAATACGCGAATACCGAATTATCGATCGATATATATCACGACGAAACACAAATTGATCATGATTTAGATGGAACATATATTCTCGATTGGTTGGAGTCGAAAGGATTAGAATTTACCGAGTCAATGTATGAGACGTTGATGTATAACGTATATTTCAAAAGAGATAGAACTCCCTCGTTTTTAACTTATACGTGGGCGTACGATCGACTCGGAAAACCATTTATTGACGATACAGACGCTTGTGAATTTACGTTTTACTTATTTATTGTTTTAGAAGCGTTAGTTCGTAATGATATCGAGTTATTAAAAGCTTTTAAACTATCACACGATGAATTTTTAAATTTAGATAATTTTAATTTCGGTTTCGACAAAATGTTTAAAATTCGTGGATGGGATTATTTTATACCATGGTTCTTATCTAATTTCGGTATAGACCCACGCTGGATTTTCGATAACGCGGATAAATTTATAAACTATATACAAAGTGTTCTCAAAACAGGTAACACTAAACTCGCGCTGGAAAAAATAAGAAACCTTCAATTTGAGTCAAAGTAATTGTGTCTTAAAAAAAATACGTTTCTAATCTAAATTTAGATTAGAAAATGGCCTTTGAATTAAATATGATTTAAAATTTAGAATATTACGTCATACAATTACTAACGTATACAAGAATTTATATAAAATGATTCGCTTAAACCAATTATTGTTAGAGACACGAGTTGGAGAAAGTGGGTTATATACGCACGTTTTAGTGGGAGGAATAAAAGGTAAATTTAACATCGGGGCGTCTAGAGCATTAGATTTTTGGAAATATTACACCGAAGCGCTATCGGAACCGAATAATGCATTATATTTAGCCGAAAAACCCTTATCAGAAGTTCCGGTGCTCGTAGACGTTGATTTAAAAACTCGAATAAATCCTAACGATAATATTCGAGATCTCTATACATTGGCCCAAATAAAAAGAATTATATACGTATATCAATCGATTTTGCGCGATGATATTTTGGAAAATGTCACACCAGATGCTTTAACGTGCGTTTTGCTTCAAAAGAAGCCGCGTATAGTACAAGAAAGTCAAATGTATATTAAGCATGGATTTCATCTCCATTTTCCTAAATGTTTTATCGACGTAAACGTTCAGAAAGCGTATTTAATACCGATGGTATCCGAGAAAATTAAGGATATGTTTGACGATCTCTACACTCTGGACGACGGTCATTCTATGCCAGATGATGAATCCGATAAAAAACCCGTTAAAAAAAAAAAAAGAATCCGGCAGACGTTCATTACAAGTTTCTAGACGAATCGTCCGTAACCGTACATTGGTTGATGTATGGCTCGAAAAAGCAAGATTCGAATCCGTACGTTGCGACAAAATGTTTTTCTAGTAATTGCGATGAAATTACGTTCGAAGAAGCTTTAGGAGATTACATTTTGCCGAAGCTCGTAGGACAGTCGGTGCGTACAAAATGCGCCGGTAAAGTAGTGGAGCTTCTTCCTCGAATATTATCTATAAAACTTCACGGACGTGTTGCGTACTATTATAGATCAAAATCGTCCGTGAACACTCCTATTATACAATTGCTGGAGCATAAATTTGCAACTAGTCGACCGGTATTTACGCAACAATCTATATCTGAAAATTTAGCAGAAGTCGAAGAATTGTTACCATTATTATCCGACAGTCGTGCCGATAAAAGAAGTGATTGGTTGTCCGTTGGATTTAGTATACATTCTGTATCCGGTGGAGATGCAACGGGATTATCATTATGGTTAGAGTTTTCCGAACGAATTCCTACTAAATTTAGAGAAGCCGAATGTATTTGTTTATGGAGTAATATGAGCGAAGAAAAAGGTAGAGGATATACCATTGGTACGATTAAATATTACGCCAAAATCGATTCGCCCAGTGAATACGAAATAATATGTAAAAAAAAGGCAAATGCGTTAATAGGAAAAGCCGTAGCCGGAGGACACAACGATATAGCGAAATTGTTATATAACGAATACGGAAACGAATTCGTATATTCCACTGTTAACGCGAAATGGTATCAATTTAAAGATCACATATGGCACGAGGACAAAACTTGTTATGATTTAAGCGAACGCATAAGTAACGACTTCGGAGCCGTAATTTCACAATTTGAAGAACATATTATACAGGCCAAACGTCGTCTCACTCAATTGGGAAAAGATCATACTAAATTAGTAAGAAGAAGAAAAGTATCCGATCAGGTAGAATCGGATGACGACGAGATAGAAGCCAATATGTTATATGAAAAAATATCTGCTCTTACCAAACTAATAAAACAATGTAAAAATTGCGCGTTTAAAGCGAGCGTTATGAAAGAGTGCCAGGAAGTTTTTCGTAACATAACCTTTTCGGATAAATTAAATACCGATCCTTACTTAGTAGCATTTAAGAATGGCGTATACGATTTTAAAAACGATTGTTTTAGAGACGGAAAACCAGAAGATTATTTATCTGTATCGGTATCTACTGCGTATAAAGAATATAAAAGTACGGACGATCCAGAAATTCAAGAAGTTGCCGATTTTTTTAGAAAAGTACTTCCGGACGATGAAGTTCGTAGATATTTTTTGGATCAGGCGTGTCAATTATTTATAGGTGGAAATCACGACAAAGTATTTTGTATATGGACTGGATCCGGAGATAACGGCAAATCGGTTACTCAAAGATTATTCGAAAAACTGTTGGGCGATTTGGCTGTTAAAATAAGTACATCGCTTATAACCGGAGAAAAAGCCAAATTGGGACAAGCCGCACCGGAGTTGGCTAGAACCGGTAAGGGTGTAAGATGGGTTGTAATGGATGAGCCTGGTCAAAATGAACAAATAACTACGGGATTATTAAAAGCTCTTACCGGTAACGATTCGTTTTACGCTCGAGATTTATACGAAGGTGGAAAGGGTACAAAAGAGATTGTACCGTTGTTTAAACTTAATATGTTGTGTAATAAACTTCCCGCTATAAAACGACCGGATGATGCTTGTTGGGAAAGAGTACGAGTATTTCCCTTTGAAAGTAAATTTTTAAGCGAAGAAAAATGTCCAGAATCCCTCGAAGAACAAATGACACTTAAAATATTTCCAAGAGATCCTCATTTCGTTAAACGAATAGATAAATTACTTCAACCATTTGCGTGGTACCTAATATATCATCTGAGATGCCTAAATAAGAAAAATAGAATTATTCCAGATAAGGTTAGAATAGCCACGAATATGTATAAAGAAGAGAATAATAACGATCCTACTAGCGAGTTTAGGGATGATGAATTAGAAAAAGATGCGCGCGGAGAAATATCGGTAGATGAGTTAACCACCAGATATCGTGATTGGTGGAGAGTTAATTATGCCGGTGAAAAGTTAACCGCGACGAAGAAAGTTATTATTAATACGTTTTCGCTTATATTGGGAGATGTAGTAGAAGTGGTTACCAGAGGAGGTATTAAAAAAAAAGTATTTAAAGGATATTCGTGGGGAAAACACGATAGTATCGACGACAATACAAATCCGTTATTAAACTAGTTGGGCTTCGTTAAAAAACATGATAAAACACGATAAAACTTGAAGCTTACAGTCTACATTATATTTAATGTAGAGATATCAAAACGACAAGTAATTAAAATGAATATTTGTACCGAATGGCGAAAAAATCCGAGTATAAATCCTAAAACCGGACGAAAAATCAAAATTGACGGTAAGGTATACAACGAACTTAAAAAGAAATGCGAACAATCGAGTACAAGTCGTGATTCGAAATCGCGTAATACGTGTGCAGAATGGAAAGAAAATCCGAATATAAATCCTCTAACTGGTCGAAAAATCAAAATTGGAGGAAGTGTGTACAACAAGTTAAAAAAACAGTGCGACGAAAACAATACCGTTATTTCGTGTAAAAACGACTATGCATTTTCAAAACGAATATCGTCGGCTACATTTAATATCATAAAACGAGTAGGAAACATTTTTCCAGAATATACTTACATCAATGGAATAATATCGACGAAACCATACGAATATACAGTTGGTAGCTACAAAGAAAAGTATAATCGAATTCCCAACGTTATAAAAAACGCTATTGCGTCGGTGGTGGATAGGCTTCACGACTTAGATGTGTTTCACGGCGATTTACATTGTGAAAATATAGTGTTTAACACATCAAATGGCGACGTAAGAATCATTGATTTCGATTGCGATCCCGACGAAACCGGATTCGTTAAAACTAGACGAATCTCAAAATTAAAACGTAAAGATGTAAACGATTATGCGAATTTTTGGAATTCATCAGAGTGGCGGAATGAGCCGTTAAAAACTGTAAAAGATTTAATAATATACGAAGGGTGCATGTGGACGCAGTAAATTTTGACACATTTTTACACAAAATTTATCGTACTATGTAATACCGGATATTTAAGCTGCGGAGATCCGGTAACTCTGTATCCCGGCGCCATTTGAGAATTATAGCTCCCACACCCTCCACCGTACGCCGGAGCCGTATAGTGTACCCGTTCTACACGTCTACAGTCTACTTGTCCAACACGTCTTGAGGTATTGTACCGCATATAGCACCGAATGTCGGATTAGAAGAATACGTATAAGGTCCAGCGGCGCATCGTTTTACAACGTTCGTAATTTCCGGAGTTTCGTTGTAAAAATCGCTGTACGCGTAGTTGTACGGTCCATATTTTCCATAGTCCATTAAAGTGGAATAAGCGTACGATCCATACCCTTCAACGGGTTTAATATTAATATATATCACGACGATAAGTAATATTAATATTACGATAATGACACACATTTTTGTATGACTTGATAAAAGTAAGTTTTATATCAAATTAAGTACGGCAAATATTTAAAACATAATAAAATGAATATTTGCAACGAATGGCGGAATAATCCGAGTATAAATCCTAAAACCGGTCGAAAAATTAAAATTGGTGGTAAGGTATACAACGAACTTAAAAAGGAATGCGAACAATCGAGTACAAATCGTGATAGTTTACGAGTCAGATGTAAATCGCGTAATACGTTATCTCCATTAACCTGTGCCGAATGGCGAAAAAATCCGAATTTAAATCCCAAGACCGGTCGAAAAATCAAAATTAACGGAGACGTATATAACAGGTTTAAAAAACATTGCACCGGCACCGCTCCGAGTCCACCGCCTTCTAATTGCTCTTTTAAATCATTCGGAGCGTTTGGTTACACGACTTCTCCAACACCGACACCAACGCGATTTTCTAAACCCGAAATAATGATTCCGGCCGAAATTGTATATAAACGATATGGTCTTAATGTTGCTTTAGATCCATTAACGTTTGCCAAATTACAGCAAATTCATCATAGATTTCACGGCTTGCCACGTGAAAAATTGGCGGCAGAACTAGGAATTACCGATTACCACTAAGTATTAAATATCGTTTGACTAAATATGAATTACATTGATTATTAAAATTTATTAACTAATAATTTTACTCAATAATCATGTCTATATCTACCGAGAAGTATTCGGTGTTTTTGCTCGACGGTCAAACCGGCACCATCATTCCGTATAATGATGGTGCGTTCGCTTTAGATCATGGACAAGAATACAAAATACATATTGTCAATCACGACAAAAATCTTAAAATAGACGCGGTAGTTGATGTGGATGGTAAACCCGTTGGAACATTTAGAGTTAATCCAAGCGGAATCGCAGAAATCGAACGCACTGTTAAAGTAGACAGGAAGTTAACTTTTTATGCAACCAACAGCAACGAAGGTAGAATGGCGAATTTAGGTTTTAATTCAGAAGCTGGTACGATAGTTGTAACTATAAGTAGCGAAGCCAATTCTTCTCGGAAACGACCGAAAAAGAAGCTATACCACACGGACTACGTAGAATGCGACGGTCCGGAAGCTGGAGGAACTGGCCTCGGAGCGCACTCGAATCAACGGTTTGAACCAGCACCAAGCATAAAAATGGATCAACAACGGTACGTGTTAGCCGCCAAAATGGTTTGTAAATCACGAATATCTGTGATTCCTTTGTAAGTTTTCTTTTGTATTCTTCGCAACATTTTGCGAAGAATATATGAATAATTATACGAATTTTATAAAGTATATCAAAGACATGGCGTGTTTTAGTTTGCTCGAATTTACGCCCGTTGAAACTATTTCGTGGTTCGATTTAAGCAACCGTTCGAGTGTAAACGATATGTTAAACGATATCGTTAATAATATGATATGGTGGAATCGCGTAAAACTCGACATTACTAATCATGTACTAAATTCTTTAACCGAACGATATAAAATTTTATTTATATCGCATACGTGTCGTCAAGAAGAAATTGGCATCGTGGATAGTAATATTATTAAAAATATAATTCTTAAAACGAATATTACAGTCGACGATGCCACAACTGAAACGAATAATATTAGTAAAGCTTACGACTTACTGCACAATCTTATAAACTCTGAATTTAACCATTTACGATTTATAGATTTGGACGCGTGCGTATTAAATCTTCACAAAATTCTTATGATCAATTTACAGACCAAAATGTCGTGTGGTGGTAAAATCAGTACCGATAGAAGATTTGCATCTTGGAATGGACACAAACACGAGTATCCGATATTTAAAACAGAATACGAAGGTGAAGAATGTATACTGTCTGTTTTGGATAGATACAACGAGCTACAATACGATATATTATCCAAAGATCTTGTAAATAATCCAAATTCTGAATATTTATTAAATTATTTTAAATGTGCTACTTGGATGTATTACAACCTAATATCTCTTCATCCTTTTGGCGATGGTAATGGTCGCTTATGTAGATTACTACTCGAATACGTTCTTTCGGCTATCGTTCCGTTTCCGGTACCATTAGCTGTATTAAACGGATGTCGTGATATATACATCGAAGCCATCGTGCTCGATCGAAAGTCTGGCGGTATTCCGTTAAATCTAACGACACTCGTTATAGAATCTGTATATACGTGGTGGAATATATTCGTAAATTCCGTACGAGAAAGTTAATTTCAATCATTCTACTTTACATTTAAAGTAGAATGGACTCTATATTAGGCTTTAGGTAGTTAACGGTGAATATAATGCTAGTTCAGCCGGATTAGCCTTTACAAGGGCCCATCCGGCGCCCAAAAGTTTCATCGAAATTTTAGGTTCTACCGCGCGTCTCGCTGCGCAATAGTTTAAGTAGGCGGATCTCTGACGTTTCACCGGAGCATCAATACAAAGCGGTACTTCATCTCCTTCGTATAATTTCTTTTCATCTTCGTATCGTTTCTTGTCAGCATCCGCCTTTGCGATATACGTCGCCATACGAATTGGGTCGGGGTTCTGCTGAAATTCTCTCCATCGTTGGCCCAATAAACACGTACATTGTTCGATATTAAGAGATGGGTTCTCCATTTTTATTTTTGCACGCTCGTCTGCGCAAAAATACAAATACGAACTTATTCTCCTTCGAGGAGTTTTCGTATGACTTTTATGCATCGTAGTTTTAAGTTTCGCTCCAGATGTATTTTTCCACTCAGATATAAGCGCAGTTTTAACTTCATCGGATAACGATTTACTATTGTTAATAAACGCAATAATATATTTATTTACCGCGTGGTACTGTTTATTAGCTTCCAAAACCATGGCCTACTTTTCAAACCGAGAGTCATATCCTCAGATCATAAAATGATATTAAACGGAACTCATTATACGACGTATAAAACGGACACTGTTGCCATTCTTACTGCCAGAATAGCAGCAATGTATAATTCTTTACCTAAATGGTTAATAATATCTCCTCCTATTCCGCATACTAAAGAAGAGTTGGATATAGCGTCTATCACTGTCGTAGATTTTCTTTCCTCGATACGAAATCAACATACGTTATCTGTTCCACCTCAACCCTACCCGCAAGGTGTAACTCGCGAAGAGGTTCACGACATCTTTATAGCTACGAATAAGAGTTTAGAAGAAGCGAATGGTCGTAACGATAATAGTTTAAACGCGCTGTTGGCATCCATTCGAGGCGATATATATAAAAATCCCGATACTATATGGATGAATAGATATTCGATTATCGGTAAATTAGACAAAGAAATATTACAAAATAAAACGAATTCTAAAGAAATTGTGGCACGCGCGGTTGCATTTGACACTATTCCTATGGTGACGTATACAGAATGCGATTTGGATCGATCTCAATTCACCGTTGATTTTGGAGTGTATTCCGGATCTCTTGCTAAATTATTCGATAACACATCTCCTAATATATTTGTACCGTATATTACGTGTTCGAATTGCGTGGATGGTGAATGTAATGTATCGTATAAAGTTTATTCCGATTTTCGGATTAATCCCGAATGGATAATGTTAAAATTAACAAACGTTATACTGTTTAAAATAAATTCAGAACGCGTTTATAGAGAGGTTACGGGTATCAACAGATTTAAACATTATACAAATGGCGCGTTAACTGTCACAGACGCGGGTAAATTGGTATGTACGATAGACGCCATAATGAATAAAGAACGCAATCTTACCAAAGAAGAATATGTAGATCGAATATTAACCGCGCTGGGTACGGATGATTTTACTATTCCGACAATCTACCACGATAATTTAGTAGTATCTCATTTTGCAATACCTAATCAATGTTTCGACCCCGTGATATTTGCAGACATTGTAATGCTTAACGATACGGTTAACAGATTTGTCGCCTTAGATGAGTTTATACACGCTTCAAGAATCGTAACCAATAGCGTATATGTTAAATTAGTTACCGACGATACCGATCTCTCACCGGACGCCGGAAGTATTACATTAAAACAAACCGAATATATCGACGAATACAGAATGAAATCTATAGGAACCTGGTACGTATTGTGTAGATTGAGAACTAAAACCGCACACGCTGCTAAAGTTATGCAAATGGTAATATCTAAACTCTTAACGGTATATAATAACGAATACGAAGCAGTTGCTGCTGATTATAAATCGATAATCGGATTTGATACGAATAAATGCATAAATAAAGTTCGAACTACCAAAAGAATTCAAAAAATTAAAGGCTTAAAAGGTTTAAGAGGAATTGAACCCGAAATATTTTACCCAAAATTTACTAGACAGTGTACTAATCCGCCAATAGTGATTAATTCTAGATCAGAAACCGCAAATGAAGTAATGGAATTTCCAGCTAAAAACGAAAGAGGGCGAGATGGTAAAATTATTAAACCTAGATTATATACTTGTGATACCGAAGCGCACAAGTATATAGGTTTAAGAACTAACGATCTCGCTAACAATAAACTGTTTCCGTATGTTCCGTGTTGTTTTGCAAAAAATCAGTCTGAGAAAAAGGGGTCGGCGTATAGGTCTTACTTTTTCTCAGAAGCCATTCGTAAAAAAGCCACTGTAAACGAATCAGTAGTCAGCGATCAGGTCATTATGGAAAATATTCCGATAATTAAGAGAATAGGCGTATCTTATGACGAACCAATCGAATCGCCGCAATCTATAGAATTTGAAGCGCCGCAATATGCTCGCGAAGGAAACTTACTGCCGTTACCACCGAATCTCGAGCAGTTTTTTAAATTAATATCTATGAATCCATTGTTAAAATTTGAACGACGTGTTATACGCGATAGTAAAATATCCGCAATCGAAGCTATATTACTCGCACGACATCAAATCAAGTACAAACGAATGCGCGTATCTACAATAAATAACAGAATTCAAAAAGTATTTTCTACTCTCGTGAATAATATAGATTCGTACGCGAATGCGGCTAAACAAGAATTGTATTTCATGAAGCCATCAGAAATTACAAACGCGTTACTCAATCATCGATTGTCTCCAAAACTGTTTATTAGAGTATTAGAATTATTATTAGATTGTAATTTGTTCGTATTTAACGCGGATGGATTAATAGTACCGTCTCATTCTTGTATGTATATAAAGTTTAAACCTAGTATAGAAACGTTTTTATTGTTAGAACACGAGTCGGGAATAGTCGATTTGATCGGGCATAGAGAAACATTCGGTCCACCGGAATCGTTTAACGCTATATTCAAACCGTTGGGGGTGATTACGAAGACGATTTATTCTATATTTAGAAAGATGACTGTTTCGTACTGTAACATGAAAGAACTACCGCCTCCGAGATTGTCTCGAATGAATATAGCTGGACAAGTTATAGATTCTCATGGAAAATGTAGAGCATTCGTATTAAACGCGAAAGATAAATATATTTCATTAGTTCCAGATAATCCGCTGCCGCCTTTCGTTGCACCCGTAGTAAACACTTTACCTAGAACGACTATAAAAGCGCTTAAAAAAGCCATAAACGCTAAAATTATAGCAAATTGTGTCATAGTAGAAAAACGAGTACGCAACAACAAAACACGTGAAGTGGTAATACGAATGGAATTAGTATTTACGGTTTTAGTAGACGACGTCGTAACCGATGATGATATTTCTGTCGCAACTTCTAAACCTAAATACGATTATATTAATGCCACGAGTGCTGTAGCCGAATATAGTCGTAACAAACACAACGCGTTAAAATTCTTACAAGATACGATAAATGAAGTGTCGGATGTTGTCAATTCAGAATCAGTATCATTGGATACGGCTCTTTTACGATACGCCAATTCTCACGGAGGACTTACGTCCGACAATAAACGATTGTTGTACGCTTGTCGTCAATGGATGCTAACACACGCGATGGATAATTGCGTAAACTTGCTGAATCCGTCTATATTAGACACAGATATTCCTATGACGTATGTTTTAAATGGCGAAGAGGCTATACAAAATTTAATAACTACTTACGAATACGATTCTACTCACGTGTACGACAATTTGGTAAACACCAAAGCGAGATATTATTTTAAACCGGCAAAATCAGACGAAATATATATCGTCGTTCCGGTTAAAACAATCGAAGAAGCTACAAAATCCATTTACGAATGGTTATTGGCTTGTACGCCGTTCGATCTTAAAATATACGCGTACATGGGCTCTAACAAACCGTTAATCGAAATAAAGTCGGGAGACGACGCCAACGGGTGTAAAATTGTAATGAATCCGCATATAGAACGATCGATCGATGATGTCGCAAACGGTAGAATAATGGCATTACTAAGGGTATCATAAAAAACGCACTTAAACATGAAAAATTATATAATTGATACTTCGATTTATAAAAAAGAGATGGAAATAGAACGTAAATATCTTGTTAAAACGTTGCCGATTCTTCCGGCTGCGTGTAAACGAATAACTCAACAATATTTAGCAATAACCAAAGACGAAGAAGTACGAATTCGTCGCGTTTTCGAAGGTATAAATTCCGAATTCGTACTGACGATAAAATTTGGAACGGGAATGACGCGAAAAGAAATTGAAACTAAAATTTCTTGTAAGCTTTTTGAACAGATGTTTAACGCCAATAAGCCAACTATTAATAAACACCGATATTGTATACACGATCGGAATAGTGGTTGTAAATTCGAAGTAGACGTATACCAGCAACAATTATCTGGATTGATAACAGTAGAGGTAGAATTTGATACAGAAAATGCAGCAAATGCGTTTAAACCACCAGACTGGTTTGGAAAAGACGTAACGACAGACGCTTCGTATAAAAATAAAAATTTGGCTGACGGAATACAGACGCATATTTGAAAGCTTTACGAATCCATATTACATTTAATATGGGTTTACGATCATCGATTTTTATACACGACACGTTTTACAGTCACTATATTTGATATATAGAAAAATAGACACTACGAGAATTATAGAACATCCGATGAGTATTATAACGTTTCTTTTTTTATATTCAGAACCAGACGCGGCATAAGCCGTTCCTCCTAAGCCCGCTAACGCAAGTGGTACAGCCGCGCATACACCGCAAAATTTTTCTTTGACATCTGACATTTTATATTTAATATTAAATCGGTTGAATTAATATGCATATAAATATGAATGAGTTAAACCAACGTAGTATAATAACGTAGTATAACATAGTAATTTATCATGAGTTCAAAAACGGTAAGATCTTTTAAAAAAAACCGCAAGCGTTTGAACCCGTGTAAATTAATACGTACTTATGGGCCGCAAAAAAGCTACTGCGACCCAGACGTTTTAACCTGTTCTAAATGTGGTATTAACATGTCTTTCGCGATTGAAAATAACATACCGGTATGTTATTGGCATGTTAGCGCCATATCTATAATAGATCCAGTTTTTGTCGAATCTGCAAGAAATTATAATAATATTCCGTGGAAAAACAACGAAAAGATTCCACTTACTAATGGTAACGGATGTACAATATTCATCGAAAAATCCGATGAATTTAGTATTAAAGCTAATATCGGAGACGTGCTCACCAAACACTTGTCAGTTTTGAAAAATTATTGGACGTACATGTTCGACACGAAATTTACGACGAATCCAACGGATTATGTACACGATTGTACTTTAACGTTGGAAAAAGTGCTCGAGCATGCATTCGGAGTTGCTGAGAGACCTATCGTGCCTTCGTTATACGAATTGACACGCTCGATAGTCGGTTTAAATTTTTGTAAACGCTCGCTGTTGCGTCATAAAATACTTCCGCCGACTGTATTATCCGATATCTAATTATTATATTTTATCCATATTAAATTTAATATGGATAAAAGAATGTCATCGTATAAGATAGAACGATTTACCCCTGAACAAGAACAAACGATAGTAAAGTCTATAGACACCATATCTGCTAGGACAGCCGCATTTGTTTCTAATATTTCCTACATTAGACGCGTTGTTTCGATATTAGCTATCGCTTTTTTGGTTATCGTAATTATATTATTACTTACGCATAAATCTTCGTTCACAGCGTAGCCTCTTTAAACCGCTTTGAAAAACTTATATATTTATACAACTAACCACATTTAAATCGCATACGGATTTATATTCGTCCATTTTTAAGTTATACAATTGCAATTTTTTCGAATAACTTTAAAATATAAATGACGCACGACGAATTTTTCACGATTAACTCACCGTAAAAGCGTTTTTAAAGTTATTTTCAAAAGCAACACCTTCATTGTGAGTCAATGGTCTAAAGTTTTAAAATGTAACGTTATAAAAATATATTTCATTTTTCACGCACGAACGATATTATTATTCAAAGACCGGATGTGTTTAAAAACCTAATATATTGTTTATTTTAAAATATGCAATTTCATCCGTTTTTCATCGAATGTAGTATCAGAGAAGACGATAATATAATACAAAAATTATATAATCTCTTGGCCACGAATACGGGCGGTGGTTTGATAATTAAACGGGGTCATAATTATTATCTAAGTTTGGACGATAATACGGAATTTAAAATACCATTCGAGTACAATAAAATCGACCACGCGCGACTTAATGACGTCATTAACAAACATCGTACTCGCGCAGTTCGCTAAAATATTTCAAGTCTTTTATTTATATTTAAAATGGAGACCCCAGACTACCAACCAACTACGATGTCAGTAGCTAATGCGACACCTCTCGACGAAGCAAATCTTCGATACAATTATTTAATAATAAGAAACACTAGCTACAAAAGTTTACCGATATTTTTTACGCTCTATCCGACGATGATTCCAATTGCGAACGACTTGGAAGAAAAAATATATACCGTGGCAAAATATTTACATTCGAAATATTTACAAATATTCGTAAATAACGATTCTAATATTCCGTCTTCTAGGCTAGAACGATATATTCTTAATATAATTCATAAAAGATATCTTACTACGAAACAACGCACCACTCCATCTAGAATCAACGATATTTTATCACAAATTCATCCGATTAAGTTAAAAAAGTTATTACAAATAATTAATCATCGGTTACCAAAAACTATCGACTAGAAAAAAGGCGCATGGATCAAATCAATAAAAAGATGCGAAAGAAAGCGATGAAAATGGTAGAATCCGGATCGTTAAAATTAGATAGAAATTACACAGCTCGCCAAAAATTATCTGCAAAATATTCTGCCGGAAAAGGATCGAGTAATACGATTGAACCCGAAC